GTTCGTGAACCTATTCAGTTTGCAAAGCAGATGGCACAAACTGTGACGTTCCTAAGTGATAAGAAAGCAAAGGAAATCAAAAAACAACTTAATGCCTGCATTCGTGAGGGTCGTCCTGTTGTCAACTCTGAGTTCGATTGTGATCCTATGCTCCTAGGATTCTGGGCATTGGTTAAATCTATCAAGGACGACGCACTATTCCTTTGCCGTAATAATGGTCCCCGTTCATTCATTGGACAGGATGAAATCAGTGCAGAGGGTTATGTCTACTCCAATGAGTTAGGCACAATCAAACTGGTCAATCGTGAGAGATTCAGTTATGCTAACTTCAACAACCCTAAGTTCACCAGTGTCTGAGGATTAGCATTCGTTCGTGAATCACCAGTGGGGGGTTATATGCCCCCCTTATGTGTTGCCCGCCGTGATGCCCCCCCGTATATAAAAACCCCCTACTTCCCTAAGCTATAAACGACCCAGATCCCGATCTCAATATCACTCTCCATAAAAAAATTTTTCATATATAAAAAATGGCACCAGGATTCAAAGATATGCAAAAAAATCCCGCAGAAAATTTTACGACCATAGAGATCGACCCAGTAACCGGTGAGCACTACCTGACAATTCCTGAGTGGATCTGTGATGAGAAGGGGTGGTACGAGGGAACAGAAATAAACATTGAGGTTGAGAACGACTGTATTATAATCAGAGATCTTGACGCAGCATAGATAGAGTGTTATGATACTGAAGTAAAAACACTCAAATTATGGCTAAAGGATTTACTGTAAAGGCAAAGGCACCCTCAAAACCATCGACAGAGACAACTCAAGAATGGGACTATGATAAGGCAAAGGAAATGGTGAGAGGCAAGGCCATTGTCTTTTGTCTGCCCGGTAGAGGAGTTTCCTACACATATCTGAAAAATTTTGTACAACTTTGTTTTGATCTGGTGCAGTCAGGAGCAAGTATCCAGATCTCGCAAGACTATTCATCAATGGTAAACTTCGCAAGATGCAAGTGTCTTGGAGCAAATGTACTGCGAGGACCGGACCAGATTCCCTGGGACGGAAAGTTAAAGTATGATTATCAATTATGGATTGATAGTGATATTGTCTTTAACACTGAGAAGTTCTGGCAATTGATTCTGATGGATCAAGATATCGCAAGTGGTTGGTATTGCACGGAAGACGGCAAAACTACAAGTGTTGCACACTGGTTAGAAGAAGATGATTTCGCAAAGAACGGTGGTGTGATGAATCATGAAATGGTTGATGGTATTCAGAAACGTCGCAAACCATTTACCGTTGATTATGCAGGTTTTGGATGGTTACTGATCAAGCACGGAGTATTTGAACACTCTGAGATGAAGTATCCATGGTTTGCACCGAAGATGCAGGTCTTTGAATCTGGAAAGGTTCAGGACATGTGTGGAGAAGATGTATCATTCTGTCTCGATGCTATCGCAGCAGGTTTTGAAATTTGGTGTGATCCTCGTATCAGAGTCGGTCACGAGAAGACAAGAGTTATCTGATTATAATGACAAGATATACAATTCTCCACAAAGGAGAAGTCTTACACGAAGACTTGACCGAAGAGGAGTATTTTGATATTATGGAGGACCTTTCGATGGATTTTTATCAGAAAGGTTCTCCAAAACCACAAGACCTAGAAACAAAATTTATTAAGGAGTGAAGAGCATCATGGCAGTACGTTCAAAGACCGGAGTTTACAAAGACGGGTTTATGCCCGGTAATCCGAAGAAAACTCGGCAGGGCTCGGGTAAGCACACGAAGTATGCCGCAACCTCTCGTAATGGGAAGAAAAAAGTATATCGTGGGCAAGGACGTTAATATATACGTATAGTCAATACTATTATATGTTTTGTCGCATTAGACTAAAAGACACAAACTATCAGGAAGTTTCTAATTACAAACTTCTTGATAGTTCTTTTTATGATGAGTGTTTTGAAATCTACCGTAAGTATTGTGTGTATAAAGAGTTTGATAGTGTAATACCAATTTTTCGTGAAGAGTTCGAACAGAGTAATTGTGATATCATTGGATATTATGATGGTGATAAACTCGCCGCATTTTCATTAGTATATCGTTTTGATAGTGTAAACTCTGTTTTTGCAGATCAATTTGCATGGGATTATGAAAACCCCAAACTCTATATCGGTAAAAAATCTCTTAAGAATGAATGTGCCATATATAAAAAACTCGGATATGATTATTTTTATCTCGGAGAGGATTCCGATTACAAATCAGAATTGAAGGGTTACGAAATTTCGCAATTTTTTAAGGAATGGCAAAATTAATAGCAAATCTACCCACAAAGAAAGTATGGGTCAGAAAAGAATACCTTCGTGATTTTAAAGATGGTCACGGAGAATTTGTTGAGGGTATATGGGTATCTGCTAAGTCTATTCAAGGTCGTGCCTTCTACTTTGAGACTTATCTGCCTGAATATGGTGCTATGTTTGATAAACTGCCCATATCCGCATTTGTATCAAAACCAAAGAAACCAGATCCTGATATGGATCTAGTCAATCTTCAGTTTTGGAATTGTATGGATTATGACTTTACAGTAATCTTAAAACAATTTGTTGCACCGATGGAATGGGAAGTGAGAACAAGGCACTTCGGTAACATCAAAGGAAATTATATATGTACATTAGATAACTATCATGGAGATTTTGACCAGATTGATGCATCGACAAGTGAATTGCCCGATGAACATAAGTCATTTAATCTAATTGAATTGAGGAATGGGCAGTTTTGTTTGTATCCAAACAACAGATGTCGCATATATGATACCTCTATGACACCTGATCCAGTCAAAACACCCGATTTTAAGGTGTCAACTCGCATCTTTCAAACTGAAAATGATGTTAATTGGGGTAGATTGGGTGATTGTGATGATTATTTCTGGACAACACCCGATGAGAGACAAGAAAATTAAACATGTTCGAAAATGGATCCGCAATTTATCCAAAATTAGACCAGAATTAGGCAATTTTTCACTATGTCCCTTTGCCTCTACTGCTAATTTTCTAATTTTAGAGAAGAATTTGGATAAAATTGTTCCAATTCCCGATTATGATGTTGTAATTTACATCGTAGAGGATCATCATAACAGTGATTTTCTTTATAATGCAGTAGATAACTATAATTTGCAATATTTGGACTATAAATTTCTTTCTGATGCCAAAAATGAAGACACTTTCATCAATGGTGTTCAGTCAAATAACGGAAAATATAATTTAGTTCTTGCTCAACCAAGAAAAGACCTTTTAGAAGCAAGAAAAAAACTTGCAAAAACAAATTATTATGACAATTATGAGGAAAATTATCTAAAAGAAGTTCTTGAAGAAGACTATGATACTATAAAACAAGAAATAAATAGTAAATGTAAATAATGGAGACAAAATGGGCAATTCACCAGTTGATAGGGACTCGGATTACATGAGAAAAGTGTGGGGAACGACTAGTTTGAGTACAGATTATGGTTCAACACTTGATAAAGTGCATCAAGAGAATCAAGAAACTGAAGAAAAAGTGCTTCAAGAGATAATGCACGATGATTTGTCCAATAAAAAAAGAAATCTTCAGGAATAAGGTATAAATAAAATTACGAAAACTCTTTAACAATGGCAATTCAGAGGATATCAAGATCGTTCAAAGACATTAGTTTGTCTTTTGAACCTCATCCTGTGACAAAAGACCTTCCTATTCTAAAAAATGAGAATGCAATTCGTCGTTCTGTAAGAAATATTGTGCAGACAATCCCAACAGAGAGATTTTTTAATTCTCTGTTGGGATCTGATGTAAGAAGAAGTCTATTTGAGTTTGTTGATTTTGGTACAGCATCCGTTATTAAGGATCAAATTTTAATCGCAATAGAAAACTTTGAACAAAGGGTGGATAGTTTACAAGTTATCGTAGATCCCATTCCTGATGATAATACTTTTAACGTAACAGTTATATTTGATATTATTGGCCAAGAGTTTCCAACACAAGAATATTCATTCCTCTTAGAGGCAACAAGATAAAATGCCTTTTACAAAGTACGCAAATCTAGACTTTGATCAGATAAAAACATCCATCAAAGATTATCTACGTTCAAATTCCAATTTTACGGATTTTGACTTTGAAGGATCGAACTTTTCTGTTCTGATAGACACGTTAGCATATAATAGTTATATTACAGCATTCAATTCTAATATGATTGTGAATGAATCCTTTTTGGATTCTGCAACTTTAAGAGAAAATGTTGTCTCTCTTGCTGGAAATATTGGTTACACACCACGTTCTAGAACTGCTGCAACGGCACAAATATCCTTTGACATAACAACTACGGTAGATACTCCTACACTCACTCTGAAGGCAGGTATAGTGTGTGTAGGGACTGCTAATGACACCACATTTACTTTCTCTGTGGTAGAGGATGTAACGGCAAATATAATTCGTACATTTGATAATGGTGGAAAGTTTGTAAGTGGGACCGCTTCATTTAAGAATATTGACGTATGTCAGGGAATATATTTAACTAAACAGTTTTTATATGATGGTTCTTTAGATCAAAGATTTATTTTAAATAATTCTTTTATTGATACTTCCAAATTAAAAGTTTATATCGGTAAGGATAAGAATACTAGAGGCATAGAATATACTCTTAGTAAAAATATTTTTAACATTGATAAAAATTCTAGAGTGTTTTTTGTCAGTGAGGTTCAAGATGAAAAATACGAATTGAGATTTGGTGACGGTCTTATTGGCAAAAAATTGGGTGAGGATGGTGATGGAACATATATCACCGCAAATTACATTATAACCGATGGAAGAGATGGTAATGGTGCTTCCAATTTTTCTTTTGCCGGAACTGTGGAACGTGCCGACACAACAGTAATTGATCCAGGATCGGTTACGATAACCACAAACCAAACCTCTTCCAACGGTGGAGACATTGAACCCGTAGACTCTGTTAAGTATTTTGCTCCGAAACTATATTCTTCGCAATATAGAGCAGTTACATCAAGAGATTATGAAGCAATTATTAAAGAAATTTATCCAAATACAGAATCTGTTTCTGTTGTTGGAGGTGAACAACTAGATCCTCCACAATTTGGTACAGTACAAATAAGCATCAAACCAAAAAACGGTAGTTTTGTTTCTGATTTTGATAAAGACAGAATCGCATCAGATTTAAAACAATATACAGTTTCTGGAATAAATCAAAAAATAACAGATCTTAAAATTCTTTACATTGAATTAGACAGTTCTGTTTATTACAATTATTCCCAATTATCATCAGAAGAGTCATTAAAAACATCGGTTTTAAATTCTCTTACAAAATATTCAGAATCCTTAGATCTTAATAAGTTTGGAGGAAGATTGAAGTATAGTAAAGTGCAACAAGTTATTGATAATACTGATACTGCCATTACGTCGAATATAACAAAGATTATTATTCGCAGAGACTTGAAAGTAGCATTAAATACTCTTGCCCAATATGAATTATGTTATGGAAACCGTTTTCATGTAGAATCTCAAGGTTTTAATATAAAATCCACTGGATTTAAAGTTGTTGGGGAAAGTTCCACAGTATATCTGACAGACACACCCAATCTTTTAACTAATTTGCCAAGTAAAGAAATTGCAAAAGATGGTATTATTTCTTTAATTAAATTTGATTCTGATAATAATATTGTCGTATTAAATCCACAGGCAGGAACGGTTGATTATGAAAAGGGAGAAATTATTCTTTTCCCTATAACCATTACAGAAACCACATCTTCAAATAATGTTATAGAAATTCAAGCGTTCCCAGAATCTAATGATGTTGTTGGATTGAGAGATTTGTATATCTCATTGAATATTCCAAAAAGTACAATAAATATGGTAAGGGACGTGATTGCTTCTGGTGATGAAATATCTGGGACCAGATTTGTTAACGATTTCTATAGTTCAAGTTATTCAAACGGAAATTTAATAAGAAAGTAGCATGATACAAACAGGAATTGAATCAAAAGTTAAGATTCAGGATATAATTTCCAGTCAATTACCAGAATTTATTTTGGATGAAAGTCCAAAAACTGTTGATTTTTTAAAGCAATATTATATTTCACAAGAATATCAAGGTGGTCCCATTGATCTTAGTGATAATTTAGATGAATATTTAAAGGTTGATAATTTAAAACCAGAAGTTATTGTTGATAGCACTACATTAAGTGGCACTATAACATCTACCGACACTACAATTAGTGTTTCTAGCACTAAGGGATTTCCAAATCAATATGGTCTGTTAAAAATTGATAATGAAATTATTACCTATACTGGAATAACCGTAAACAGTTTTACTGGTTGTGTACGTGGATTTAGTGGAGTTACTGATTATAAGCAAGATTTAGACAATGGAGAGTTAGTATTTTCTACGTCAACTGCAGCAGATCATAATAGTGGTGTAACTATACAGAATTTAAGTTCGTTATTTTTAAAAGAATTTTATAAAAAATTAAAATTAACTTTTACTCCTGGACTGGAAAATATTTCTTTTGCAGAAAGTATTGATGCAGGTAATTTTATAAAAAGAGCAAGAGATTTTTATTCGTCTAAAGGGACAGATGAATCTATAAAAATCTTATTTAAAGTTATTTTTGGTGAAACTCCTTCTGTTATAAACTTGGAAGATTATTTGATTAAACCATCATTTGCAAATTATGTAAGAAGAGAGGTTGCAGTTGTAGAAGTAATTTCTGGAGATATTACAAAAATTATAGGACAGACTCTCACAAAGAGTAATGATGAAAATACGTTTGCCTCAATTTCTGCATTAGAACCTTTTACAAGAAAGGGAAAAACTTTTTACAAAATTCAATTTTACGTAGGCAATGACGGAAATTCTTCTGCTGAAGGTAATTTTATAATTACACCAAACACGAAATTAATTGAGAGTGTATCAGCAGGAGATTCTATTTTAACTGTAGATTCTACTGTCAGTTTTCCAGAGTCAGGAACTTTGATTTCTGGATCTAATACTATCACTTACACTGGAAAAAGTATTAATCAATTTTTTGGATGCACTGGTATTAGTGCTGATATATCTAAAACATCAAATATTAGATCGAATGATACATATTTCTCTTATGAAAACGGAGATACCTCAAAAAAGGTTGAATTATTACTCTTGGGAGTAATTGATACTATAAAGGAACAAAGTGAAAATTTCAAAACCTCTGAGGGAGATATAATTCAAATTAAAAACCTTGGAGATAAGGTAAAGAATAGTAATTCAAATTGGAAAGAAATTTTTGCAAATTCTTTTATATACAATACAAGCACCAGACATAAAATTATAAATAACAGCACTATTAAACTGGGATCTCCGATTGATAGGTCCAGTTTAAAAATAGGAGATGAGGTTGAAATATTAGAAAGAGATAGTGAAGTTGTAGTGCCTGGATCAGGTTTAATTAGCATTACAAATGTTAATACTTCAAGTAATACATTGCAATTGCAAAATAATCCAACTTTGAAAGCAGGTACAGAATATGATGTAAGAAGAAAGGTAAATAGAGTTAATCAATCCGGAGCAGGATTTGCAAACAATACTGTATTGTCGGATGTTTCGAATGTTTATTTTGAAGAAGATGAGTTTGGATATGTAGCTTCAAACTCACTGCCATCAAGCACAAAAAGTGGGATTACTAGTTTTCAATATAATTTTGACATCGATTCTAATATTAAGTCTGTCAGTATTGCTAGCACCAGCAATCTTAAAGATAAAGTAAATGACAGATTTAATATTGTTTCTTTGGGTGGAACTCAAGTTCCATTTGTAACAGGTGATCAAATATTCTATTCTTCACAGGGAGAAACTTTAACTGGTCTGACAACAGGAACATATTTTGTAAAGAAAGTATCAAGTAATGAATTTAAATTATATGGTTCAATATCATTAGTAGAATCTGGAAGTAATTTAACATTTGGAATACCAAGCACATCTACTGGTGATAATATAGGATCTCATGAATTTATTTTAAATTCTCAAAAAGATTCTGAACTCGGAATACAAAAACTTTTTAGAAAATTTCCATTAGAAAAAAGCATTGAACAAGGTTCTGGAGAATTGACTGTTCCTGGAACCACAGGAATGTTAATAAATGGAGTAGAAATTAGCAATTATAAGTCTAAAGATAATATTTACTTTGGACCAATTGAAGATGTAAATATCTTATTTGGTGGAGCAAATTATGATGTAATCAATTTACCAATCATTAGAGTTTCTACTGGTATTGGTACTACTGCAAAAGTTCAACCAGTTATCAGTGGAAACTTTGAAAAAGTATATGTAGATTCTCAAGATTATAATATCGATAAAATTACCTCTGTTGATATCTCCGGTGGAAATGGAAGTGGTGCTGTTCTTGAACCAGTATTAGTCTCCAGATCCAGAGAAGTTTTATTTAATGCAAATCTATCTTCCATTGGTGGTGGAGTCAACGAAACTACCAATCAAATTGCATTCTTGACAGATCATAATTTTATTAACGGTGAACAGATAATTTATAATTCTTCAGGAAATACTGCCATAGCTATTGGTACGGCAGGAAATAATTCATTAATGCCTAATAACTCTTCATATTTTGTTGAAGTTAATAATAACAGAGCAATAAGATTATATTTCAATTTAAGTGATTTTGAATCAAAAAATAATCCTGTTGGAATTTTCGCAGGATCTGCAGGTAGTCACAAATTTTCAACTCTCTCTACTAAAAAACAAGTTGATAGTATCAAAATTATTAACAGTGGAGAGGGATATACAAACAGAAAATTAATTGTAAATCCTACTGGGATATCTACAACAGAAAACACAGTTAATTTTAATAATCATGGATTTAATAGTGGTGAAATTGTAGAGTATAATTTTGAAACTACTCAAATTTCTGGTATTTCAACAGCAAATCAATTTTATGTTTTGAAGATTGACGATAATGCATTCAGATTATGCAATGCTGGTGTTGGAGGAACCATAGTTTCAAATTATGAACAAGAAAATTATGAAAAATTCAATAGCACCGGATCCGGAGAACAATATTTTAAATACCCTGATATCTCTATATCAATCAAATATGTTACTGCTGGAATTGGATCAACCACACAAGTTCTTGAAAATTTAGTAACAACTCCTGTTGTAAAAGGTGAAATTATAGATGCATATGTTTATCAACCAGGGACAGGGTATGGATCAACAGTTTTAAATTATGAAAATAAACCAACAGTAACTGTAGAGAATGGTAGACTTGCTCAATTAACTCCAGTTGTTACTGGAGGTAAAATCACTAATGTTACTATCAGTTATGAAGGAATAGAGTACTATTCTGTTCCTGATTTAGTTGTTACTGGTTCTGGAACTGGAGCAGAATTGAGAGCAATAGTCAATGCCTCGGGACAAATATCGGAAGTTAAAGTCATTAATACCGGTATCGGATATTCTTCTACAAATACAAAGATTGAAGTTATTTCTTCAGGAAAAGATGCTATTTTTGATCCACAAATAAGAAAATTGACAGTTGATAATAATCAAAGATATTCCACAGGAGAACTTTTATCGACTGGTAAGGATAAAATTCAATACACAACATTAAAATACTTCTCAGTATTAAGAAATGCTTTCTTGGAAGATGGAACTCTATCAGGAATTATAGGGTGGGCATATGATGGAAATCCAATTTATGGTCCAACTGGATATTCAGATCCAGAAAATGTATCCTCAGGGTTAAAAACATTACAATCTGGATATACTCTTGATATTTCAAATGTTGTAAATAGACCTTCTGGATTTAGTGATGGATTCTTTGTTGAAGATTATAAATTTGATGGAAGTGGGGATTTAGATGAATATAATGGAAGATATGAAAGAAATGATGAGTATCCAAATGGTGTATATGCTTATCACGCAACAATAGACGAATTTCCATATTTCATAGGTAATAAGTATAGATCAAAGTTAATTTCTGACTCTAACTTAGATCAATCTTTTAATTTTAATAACTCTAATTTACTAAGAAATACTTTACCGTATAAAGTATCAGAAAAAAATGCAGATTATGACTTTATTAACGAAACTAGTGATATTTTAGAGCAAAAAATAGAAATTTTATCTGTAAATTCTGGTGCAGTAGAATCTGTAAAAATTCAGAATGGAGGTAATAATTTTAAAGTTGGAGATAAACTAATATTTGATGAAACTGGCACTTCTGGTAGTGGATTAAATGTTGAAGTAAAATCTATAAAGGGTAGAGACATTACAAATATTGTTACAAATACTACTACTAATTTAAATTCTTTATTTACATGGGAATCTCCTCAAAAAGTAAAAATTTCAATATTGCCAAAACATGATTTCTTAGATTTAGATTTTATCACAATATCAGGATTTTCTACTAATTTAACATCTTTAAACGGAACACATCAAATTACTGTTCCATCTTATACGAATGGAAGATGCCTTTCAACAATAACAAGTGCAGCATCTGCTGGATTCACAACAGAAATATATGTTGCACCAGTTCCAGATGAAGTTTCAATTGGCAGTAGTATTTCAGTTGGAACAGAAACATTAAAAATTCTTGATATATATCGAAATGAAAATATTTTAAGAGTTAAGAGAGGATTAGCTGGAGTATCTCATAGTGAAGGAACTTCAGTATCATTCTTACCAGACTCATTTACTATTTCCAAATCTGTAGATAAGTTTGAATCTGCAGTGAACAATACTGTTTTCTTCAATCCTCATGAATCTGTTGGAGTAGGAACATCAAGTGGTGTTGGATATTCAACGTCCTTTGTCTTTGGAGATATTTCTGTAGTCAGAGATATTCCAACCAAGGGTCTTCATATTGAAAATCACCCATTCAAAACAAATCAATCAGTCATTTATACTGCTAACGGAACAACACTGTCAATATCTACTGATGGTCAAACTCAAAGTAATATTCCATCAAATCTTTTTGTTGTTAATAAAAATCCAAATCTTATTGGATTAAAGACTGCAGTTAACGGTAAAGAGTTGTTTTTCCATACTAATGGTGTAGATAATGATGAATATTCACTGAGATCCAATTTTACGCAAATAACTGGTGATATTGAAAAAAATGTAATAACTGTTTCTGTTTCCACATCACATGGACTTCAAAATGGTGATAGTATTACTTTGGATGTAGAACCAAATCTTTCCGTTGGTATTGGAACTTCTACTGCAGTTAGTATAATTTATAATTCCGAAATTAACAATATTTTTATAAATCCAATTGGATTTAATTCTACAGGAATTAATTCAACAACCAATGAAATCACTATTAATGATCATGAATTAAAGACTGGAGATAAAGTTTTTTATGAAAACGGTCCTTTAAGTGAAGTTGAATACTTTGTATATAAAGTCAATAAAAATAAAATTAAATTATGTGAAACTTACTTTGATTCTCAACAAATTCCTCCATCTGTCGTAAGTTTTGCTTCGACAGGGGGTTCCAATCAAAATCTAGCATTGATTAATCCAAGATTGGATGTCATAAAGAATAATAACTTAGTATTTGATCTTTCTGATACAAGTTTGGCAGACTATAAACTTAAACTTTATACAGATTCTCAATTTAAAAATCAATTTGTATCTACAGGATCTACAACTTCATTCAGTTTGTCTGAAATAGGTACTGTTGGACTTGGAACTACTGCAACATTGACTTTAGAATATAGTTCTACAATTCCAGAAGAATTATATTATAATCTGGAAAAAAATGGGGTAGTGGTAAATCCAGACACTGACGTTCAAAAAAATTCTAGTATTCGATATAATGCCAGTGTTTATAATAATACTTACAATATAAGTGGTATAGGAACAACAACTTTCAATTTAAATATTGATAAAAAACCTGAGAAATCTTCATATAGTTCTGCTGAGTGTGATACTCTGGAATATTCTACAACATCGATTTCTACAACTGGATCTGTTAAATCATTAAATGTTTTATCTTTTGGATCTGAATATAAGAAAACACCAACTTTAAAATCCACAAACTCAGTTTCTGGTTCCGATTTGATTGTGAACGTAGAATCAACTGCGATTGGTTCAATAAAAGAAAAAAGAATTTTAAATAATAGATTTACTTATTCCTCAGATAAAACATTAAGACCCGAAGCTAGTGTATCTCCAAACATAGTATTAAAAAATTCTAATACTATAGACACTTTAACAATTTTAAATGGTGGAAATGGATATATCGAAACTCCAATATTAAAAATTGTTGATTCTACTACACGAAACGTTATTAATTCTGGTTTGTTAAATCCAATTTTAACCGGATCTTCGATTTCATCTGTAGATATTGAAATTTCTCCAAAAGGATTATCTGATAGTGGGGTAGAAATCTTTACTACTAATAATACAAATGGAGTCGCTGTTGTTAAAGTAGAATCTTCGAGTTCAGATACATTCTCATGTTTTATATCAACACCAAGCACTGGATCCTTTACAGTTGAACCATTTGCAGTTGGTGATCTTGTATATGTTGAAGGAATTCAAAAACTTAGTAGTGATGGTAGTGGATTTAACTCTGAAGATTATGGATTTAAATTGTTTAAGGTAAGCAACTATGATAATACTTCTTTTGTCAATAATAAAGTAACATTTGATATATCCGGATTAACTACAAACACTGGTATTGCAAAAACTGTTCAGGATTTTAGTGGAGTTTTAATTAATGAAACTGATTATCCATCATTTAAAATAACCCAGAAACAATCTGAATTTTTAGTTGGAGAAACTTTATCTTCAAATAATCAAAATATAGATTTAACAGTTGTAGAAAGTGAAGGAAATAAATTAAAAGTTTCTGGATTGTATGAATTATCTGTTGAAGAAATTATTACTGGAACTGAGTCTGGTAATACTGCTACAATAGAAAAATTAACTAACAATAGAGCAATCTTTAATGTAAATTATTCTAATTTACAAGATATTGGATGGGACACTGAAACTGGAAAATTAAGTGAGGATTATCAAGTTACCTCCGATAATAATTATTATCAAAATCTCTCATATTCAGTAAAAAGTTCCATAACATATAAAGATCAACAGTCTCCTGTAGAAAATTTGGTTCATACTAGTGGATTAAAGAACTTTGCAGATACTCAAATATCTAAATCTGTTAATGCAGGATTAGGAAAGTCTAGTGATGGATTTACTATTGTTTATGATGTAATCGATCAAAAGAGAGTAGATACTATTAATAATTTTGACAATGTTATTGATAGTGAAGTTATTGATGAAAAATCAAAATTCTTGAGATTTAAAAATAAAAGATTGACCAATTTTACTGAGTTAAAAAATCTCAATGTATTGAATATTGATGACATAAGTAAGCAGTTCTCAAATTTTGAAGATGAAAATACTGAATTTTTATCAATACAAGAAGTTGATGATATATCATATCATAATTATTTGCTCAGAGTCGTTAGCACAGATGGTAGTGAAGTACAATTGACCGACTTAACTATCGTAAGTGATAAAAAAGAAACTGTTATTGTTGAAAATGAGTCTTTACAAAATTCAGACACTTCATATGGATCATTTGATTTAGAAGAGAATGAATTTGATGAAACTTTTCTGAAATTTAATCCAGTTGATCCATTTAATACAGATTATGATATTAAACTAATCAAACAAGTTTTTAATTCAACTGTTGCTGGAGTAGGAACAACTGCTATTGGATTTGTAGATTTAACTGGATCCGTAGATGTAGAAACTACTTCTGTTGGTATAGGAACAACTACTATAATTTCACTGAATTCTAATAATTTTGAATCTCTTTATGTTAATGCACAAGTAAGAAATACTGGCAATGATGATATGAACTATGTTCGATTGTATATTGCACATGATGGAACAAATACATATATGTCTGAATATTATATTGATAATGATTTAAGTTCTTCAACAGGAGATCCGATAGGTTTATTCACTTGCACAGATTTAGGAGGTGGAGTTTTATCACTGGTACATGAAAATACTTCTCCCGATACACTTAGGATAAGATCCAATGTTGTCGGATTTGGAACAACCACATCCGGAACAGGCATATTTAGATTCCTGGCTGCAGATCAAACCAACGGAAGAGAGAGAAGTGCAATTTATCAATCCGGATTCCAATCTATGGTGGGTATAGCATCCACTACTATTCATACTTTAGATAAGACATTATTTAATGCATCAAAATCTGTAGTACAAGTTAGTGTAGGTTCTAGTAAAGCACTTCATCAAGTCATGATGATATTTGATGGAACTGATGTTTATACACAACAATTACCTTTCCTTTCGGTAGATACTACTGTTAATACCCTCGATACTTTATCTGGTATTGGAACATTTGATGGAGAAATTTCTGGTAGTAATTTGATATTAAAGTTCTATCCAGATGATCAAACTCAGCAAACTGATATTGAAATTTTCAGTAAGTCATTATATACCGGAACAGATACCCTCAATGTTTATGGTGATTTAAAATATGGATCTATTACTGAAAGCATTGATGAAAAATTCTATAATGCAATTAACGGTGCTAGAATCAATAGAAAAAACTTTAAACTTACTACAAACAATACACCAATATTCTCAAAACAGTTTAATCCAAATTCAGTATCTTTGGCAGCAACTACTGGAATATTCACTATTGAAGATCACTTCTTCTATACTGGTGAAGAGTTAATTTATACTCCAAACTCCACAATCGTTGGTGTTGGAACCAGTGCCATGATGACAAGTGCCACTGATCTTTTACCAAGTTCAGTATACGCTATTAAACTCACGGAAGATACTTTTAAAGTCGCAATATCAACTTCAAATGCTATAAGTGGAATTGGAACAACATTTACTTCCTTGGGAGAAGGAAATGCTCACAGGTTCACCATGAAGAAGAAAAATTCCAAGTGTATTATTACTGTTGATGAATTGGTTCAATCTCCAATTGCATATACTGGAATAGCACACAGTTTATCAGGAAATATTGGAGGTATATTAGGAGTTAGCACCACCTTTGTTTCCTTAAGTGGAATTTCAACAATTAACATAAAAGATATATTATATGTTGATGAGGAGTTCATGGGCATAGTTAATGTTGGACTTGGAACTACAAATGTTGGTCCAATTACTAACAGTGGAAGTATTAATCTTGTTGAAGTTGATAGAGGATTTGTTGGATCTTCTGCAACATCTCATTCAGATAATACTGAAGCAAGAATTTACAAAGGAGCATTTAATATTGTAGATGATGAAATTCATTTTGCAGAAGCACCTAGAGGAAATCCTCAAATTGATAAAACTAGACTCAATTTAGATTTTGAAACATCATCATTTACCGGAAGAACATTCTTAAAATCTATTGTTGATGATGGTGGTAATTTACAAGACACCAATAAAGTTTATGATAATATATCCGATCAATTTACAGGAATAGGAAGAACATTCACATTAACTGTTGGTGGAGCAAATACTACTGGTATTGGAACTACGGGTGGAAGTGGTCTTATCTTTATTAACAGCATTTATCAATCACCAAAAACTGCAAACAATCCTGCTGTATTCAATTATGAAATTAATGAAGATTCCTCCGCAGGAATAACAACTGTAGAGTTTTCTGGAATAACAAAACCAGGTATAGATCCCGCAGAATTTGTAACCTCAGATACTGATGTTAATCAAAATGAGACTCCTAGAGGTGGAATCATAGTTTCACTTGGATCTACTCCTGGACTTGGATTTGCACCACTTGTAGGTGCTTCTGTAACTGCTGTCGTTGGTGCTGGTGGATCTATTGTATCCGTAGGATTAGGAACCACTGACAATCTTGGATCTGGATATAATGGATTAGTTTCTATTGGAGTTAGTGTTTTTGAGTCGGGGCATTCTGGTACTGCGGCAACAATAACAGCAACAGCAAACGTTGGTGCAGGTGGAACATTATCGTTCAATGTTGTTGGTGGTGGTACTGGATACACAAACCCACAAATATTTGTAGACGATCCGGCATATGAAAATCTCCCTGTTACTGGAGTTTCTAGACTTGGAGTTGGAGCAACAACGGATACTGGAATTGGATTATTAGTAGATGTTAAAGTTGGTGGATCTTCTACAACTGTAGGAATAGGATCTACTCATTATGAAGTAACAGAGTTCCAAATTTCAAGATCAGGATATTCATTCCAAAAAGGTGATGTAATCAAACCAGTTGGTTTAGTTACAGACTCTAGATTATCCTCCCCAATATCCAATTTTGAACTTACTGTGCTCGAAACATATTCTGATAGTTTTGCTGCTTGGGAATTTGGGGAACTTGATTATATTGATAGTATCAAAGAACTTCAAGATGGAAGTAAAACCAGATTCCCACTTAATTATAATGGAGAACTTCTTAGTTTTGAATCTGATAATAATCAACCAATTAAAGATAACATGAATAATGTATTGATAATCTTTATAAATGGTGTTATTCAAAAACCTATAACTAATTACATATTTGAAGGTGGAACATCTTTTGTATTTGCAAAAGCACCTTTACCTCAAGATGAGGTTGAAATTTATTACTACAAGGGTCTTAGGGGCAAAGATTCTTTACAAAATGATAATGTCAAACCAACCATAGAACCTGGTGATATTGTTCAAGTTAATAGTAATAATATCGTTCCAAATACAGTAACACAGAGAAATAGAACGGTTTATAATTTAACAGAATCTGATAGAATTGAAACTAACCGTTATGGTGATGTTGGGGTTGATGATCAAAATCAAAAACCAGTTTCATGGACTAAACAAAAAATAGGTAAAAAAATTAATGGTGAGTTTATATCCAAAACTAGAGATTCAATCGAACCTTTAATTTTCCCAACCGCAAGAATTATTAAAGATGTATCAACAACTGATACAGAAGTGTTTATTGAAAATTCAAAATTATTCAGTTTTGAAACTGATGATGGTGGTTATAATGATCTTTCAACTCCATGTGATGGATTGATTGTAAACGGAATTGCGACAACAGGATTCACAACTGGATTAGTTGAAAAAATCACAGCATTCAGCACTATAAACGGTTCTTCTGGAATTGTCACTGGAATTACAACATCTGCAGGAACTGCATCTAATCCATTAGCTATTGTATTTACAATTATCGATACTGGTGCAACACTCAGTGGATTATCTACCGGATATCCCATTTATATCAATGAAACTAATGTTGGCAACGGTGTGACCTCAATTGATACTACCGGTTTAAATTCTAATACGATTGGTATTGGAACTACATGTTTAGATAACATTTATTATGTTGGTGACTGGTCATCCAAACAGTTATCAGGAAGCACATATGTAGGAGTTATAACCTGCAATGTGAATTCCAATACAAACATTGTTGGAATTACTACTACTGGAAGTCATCCAAATAATATTGTTGGAAGATATTCATGGGGAAGATTATCTAGTGGAACAAGATCTTCAAATCCAGTGTCAATTGCCGTAACCGGAAATGTTGTTTCGGGTTTAGCAACATATCCTACTATTCAAAGAAGAGGTGTTGGAATTAGAAAAACCGGTGCTCTTCCCAAAATAGAATCTTAATTATATCGTATAAATATCTAAAAAACTATCAATATGGCTGCATTCGTAACAGATCAATTTAGAATATTGAATGCTGGTTCCTTTGTAGAGTCTATCAGTAATAATTCTTATTATGCTTTTTTAGGATTATCAAATCCAACATCACCAAATCCAGGATTTGGTAGAACTACTAATTGGGATACAAGCACAACCAATAATCCGATAGATAATTTACAATATCTATCTCATTATAAAAATACTAGTTTATTTGGTAAAAAAATTACCACGGAAAACGCTAGAAGAGTTGTAACAAGAATTGATTGGATTGAAAATACTGCCTATGATATGTATAGACATGATTATGGGCAAGGTAATCAATCTCCTGTCAATAAGTCTTTAACATTATATGGTGCAAAATATTATGTAATTACTGATGAGTTTAAGGTTTATATTTGCATTGATAATGGAACTTCTGGATCCACAGGACCTACTGATACAGTCACTGTCCCTTTATCAACAATTAAACCAACGCAGACTGATCCAGAACCAAGTACATTGAGTGATGGATATGTGTGGAAATATTTGTTTAAAATTTCACCATCAGATGTTATTAAGTTTGATTCTACGGAATTTTTTGTTGTCCCAAATGATTGGTTAACTACTACAGATTCTGATATTCAAATAATCAGAGATGGTGGAAATTCTGATAATAATAACAATCAAATCAAAACAGTATATATTGAAAATGGTGGAACTGGATATCAAGATGGAACTGCTGATATTGTAGGTGATGGAACTGGAGGAAAAGTAAGTATAAAAACAACCGGTGGAGTGATAACTGAAATAACAGTAACTCAAGGAGGCAAGGGTTATACTTTTGGAGCTATTGACTTAAAGAATCAAGATGGACAAAATGCAAAATTAATTCCAATAATTCCACCATCTAAAGGTCATGGATACAATGTTTATCAAGAGTTAGGAACTGATAAAGTATTATTATATTCCAGATTTGATGATTCTACTAAAGATTTTCCTATAGATACCAAATTTGCTCAAGTTGGTATTATAAAAAATCCAGAAACCTTTTCGGGAACAACAATTTTTAATGAAAATCAATTTTCGTCACTTTTTGCCATTAAATTAACTAGTTCAATATCAATTAATATTGGTCAAGAAATAACGCAAACTATAACCAGCGGAGCTGGTGTTACAACGGTTGCAAAAGGATATGTTGCTTCTTATGATAAAGAAACTAATGTTTTAAAATATTATCAAGATAGATCCTTGTGCTTTGGTAATAAAGTGGACCAAACGGATTCTAACGATACTTCTGCCATTGTAGGATTTAGTACTGCTGTTGCAGGATTAAGTCCTGCTGGAACCATAGACACAAGTTTTAGTGGTAGTGTGGTGACAATTAATTCTAAACAAATTAATTTAGGAGTTAATTTTACAAATGGACTTGCAGATCCTGAGATAAATAAAAAGACAGGGGATATAATTTACATCGACAATCGACCCACAGTTCAAAGAGACTCTAGGCAAAAAGAAGACGTTAAAATCATTCTGGAATTCTAAAAAAAGATGGCACAAAAAACAGACTTAAATATCAGCCCATATTATGATGACTTTGATAAAAGTAAAAACTTTTATAAAGTTTTATTTAAACCAGGATTTCCAGTTCAGGCTAGAGAATTAACCACTCTTCAGTCTATTTTACAAAATCAAGTAGAATCTTTTGGAAGCAATATCTTCAAAGAAGGTTCTATGGTTCTTCCAGGAGGAATAACTTTTGATGGTGAATACTCTGCAGTAAAATTAAATGCCACCAATCTGGGAGTAGATGTTTCATTTTATATTAAAAATGCCATTGGAAAAACTATAACAGGTGTATTATCTGGTGTAAGTGCTACAATTAAAAACTTTGCATTAACTACAGATAGTGATGAAGTAGATAATTTAACGATTTATGTAAAATACAATAATGCAGGCACTGATTCCGAATCAACTACTTTTACACCCGGAGAAAATTTAACTGCATCTGAAAATATAACTTTTGGAAATACTGTTATTAATGCTGGAACGGTATTTGCTTCTGTTTTAGAAGGAGATGCAATATTTATTGGTTCTGCTGCGTCTATTGATAACGGAGTTTATTTTGTAAGAGGTAATTTTGTCAATGTTTCTAAACAAACTTTAATATTAGATTATTATAGCAGTTCTCCATCTTATAGGGTTGGATTAAAAGTAAGTGAAAAGATAATAACTGCTAAAGATGATGACTCTTTATATGATAATGCAAAAGGATTCACAAATTTTGCAGCTCCCGGTGCAGATAGATTTAAAATTGAATTAACTCTAGTTAAAAAATCTTTAACGGATTTTAATGACACTGACTTTATAGAAGTTCTTAGAGTTGATGATGGAAAATTAAAGAAAGTAGTTGATAAAACAGTATATAATATTATTAGAGATTATATAGCAGAAAGAACTTTTGATGAATCTGGACATTATACTGTTGATGAATTTAGAGTAAATGTTTTAGAATCTTTAAATGATAGAATTAATAATGATGGTCTATTTTTAGAAAACGAAGTTACAGAAGAATTAAATACTCCATCTGATGATTTAATGTGTGTTCAGGTATCACCTGGAAAAGCATATGTATCTGGATATGATGTTAAACTTGATGCAGCAGTAACTTCTGATGTTAAAAAACCAAGAGACACTGAAAACATATCGAGTGTTAATGTTCCTTTTGAAATGGGACGTTTATTGAGAGTTAACAATGTTGCAGGTACTCCAAAAGAACATGAGGAGATTGAATTAAAGTCTCAGTTAAAAGGTGATGGTGGTGGTGGTTCTACCATAGGAAAAGCAAGAGTATATACGTTTAACTTAACAGATGCAGCATATTCTGGTGCGGCAACTCAATGGGACTTATATCTTTATGATATTCAAACTTACACAAATTTGACCTTTAATAGATCTGTATCAGCAACAGAAGTTCCAGCAACATCATTTATTAAAGGTAAGAGTAGTGGTGCAACAGGTTTTGCAGTTGCTGCTGGTAGTGGAACATCATTAAATGTTCATCAAACTTCTGGGACATTTGTTGCAGATGAACAATTATTGGTTAATGGTGTAGATGCTTCTTTGGCATTGAAAGAGTTTAAAGTTTATGGTATCAGAGACATTAAATCAGTATCTCAAAATACTAATAGTTTCTCCGGATACTCGCAAGACTTTACAGCAGATAGTGCTCTTAATTCTAGAAAAATTGCAGGAGTTAATGAAGCAAACTTTGTAAGTTCTACAGGTGTCTTTACGAGTCCAGGAAATCTTTTCACTGGTATTAAGGTTGGTGACATTATAAGATATCAAGATGGAACTAATTTAAGATATAATAGAGTCTCTGATGTAGGTGGGAACTTAACCACGATAACAGTAACTGACACGGGTGCCTCTGTATCTGATGTTTTTGTTCATGGAAAAGCTACTAATGGAACTTATAATATCGAACTTGCAGTTACGGAATTAAGGAATATTGAAAATGGATCTCTTTATGCAGATCTTCCCGATTTCAATATTTCTTCAGTAAATCTTTCTAATTCTCAATTATCAATAACTAAACAAATAACTGGAAAGAGTGTTTCTGGAGGACAACTGACATTTAATTTAT